GGAACGACAGAGAAACTTTAGAAGCCTTGGAGAGACGATTTGTTATTTTAGAAAAAATTATTAATGTTCCCCTCGACCTGCTTAGGGTTTAGGGTTTTTAGAATTAGGGTTTTAGGGTTTTTAGGGTTTTAGAAAAATATATTTACATTAAAAATTAAATACTATCAAGGGTGTTGGTAAAGATTGACACTATACTAATCATCATAAAAAAAACATCTAGTAGCTGCTACTACTTCCCATTTATTTGTACTTTCAGAGTCAGTATACATGTATAATGCTCCTGTGCCTATATCTGACATTGTTGCCCCTGTTCCAGTAAATTGCGTTAGAGATTTAATAGGAATTCGCCATGTACCGCACATTTTGCCATTGTTAGTTGTTGTAAAATAATTAGCCCTGGTTGTTGCAGCGGAAGGAGCATCGTTGGCGTAATTTGCGTACCAATGTTCTGTTTTCAATATTTTGAATCTTAACTTGCCTGCTTCATTCCTTGCCGAATAAACGTTAGTTTCTGTTGTGCCTGCGTTGTCAATTTGCCTGTAAATATCACTAAGAGCTGGAACTGCTGCTATGCCATTAGGGTTTTTGTCCCATACCAAGGTTAATCTTAAATGATCGTTAGCTTGCGCCACGGTTACGTCAGGTTGTACAAGCCAATTTATTAGAATTGATGTGAAGTAAACTTGTCGTCCTACTCTTTGATATAAGTCACTACCTACAGCTAAACCATTCAATAATAATCCACTACCAGTTGGAGTAAATTTGGTGTAAAATTTTTTGATATCAACTTGTTTGAGTTCTCGCTTTAAACCAGAGTAATTAGGTTTAGTATACATGCGCTTGTAAAAAGGAGTATACTTGCTACGCTTAGTAACAGTAGTAGTTGCATAAGTCGACTTTCTTTTCTTTGTTGCCATTGTTGCGGTGGGAATTCGATTATTGTTTCCTCTGAATTAGGCATACACTGAACTTGCTTTCATCTTATGTCAAGCCCGGAAAGGTTTTGTCAAAAACTTGACTTAAGGTCTATAGTAAGCGCAGCGTATTATTACCTATAGACCTAGTGTGCAGTGTATTGTGTGTAGTCCCCCTTTACTGAAAATTTATTTTCGCTTAGCTGCCCCTTTCCCCTAAATGAAAATTTTTTTATGCTTAGCTACCCCTTAGTCCGTACCCCGATTCTCCTTTAATTAAATTGAGCTTTTAGTTAAAGATAGGAGATAGGAGTTAGGAGGTAGGGGGTTCGGAAGCTTAACAGGGAAAGCACCCGAGATCGGGTCCCTCAAAATTAATATAAAAGCAGGTGTAAAGTTGATTTTAGAATTAATAAATGTCCCAAGTTGAACCTGAAATAGTTGTAGCCGAGACCCAAGTTGTCCCCGTTGCCAATGAACATAATAGATCAAACGCTCGTTCGAGAGGCTATTGCTTCACCTGGAACAACTATCCTGCTGACTATAGACTGCTTCTGGATGGGATTAACGCTAGATACATCGTTGCTGGTGAAGAATTGGCTCCTACTACAGGAACACCGCATCTTCAAGGATATGTTTATTTTTGGGATGGGCGGACTCCATCTGCAGTTCGTAGATTGCTTCCTGGCTGTCGTATCGTGGTTGCCCGCGGAACCGGTGAACAAAATAAGCAGTACTGTAGCAAAACTAGACCCGAAGATCTTGTTGCCAATGAGCGAGTTTATGAGCGTGGACGTCTTCCTATCTCCAATGCTGAAAAGGGTGCAATGGAACGAGCTCGTTACGAAAGTGCTTGGGATCTTGCCAAGGTTGGCGATGTTGAATCAATCGACGCAGATATCAGACTTAGACTGTATACCACCCTCAAAAGAATTCAGCGGGATTTTATGCCAACAGTACCTCGACTTGAAGCCCCCTGTGGAGTCTGGATCTGGGGAGCCTCAGGAGCCGGAAAATCTAGACTTGTACTCGATACCTTCCCAGACCTTTACCCCAAACCTAGGAATAGCTGGTGGGATGGATACCAGGGAGAGGATATTGTCCTCGTCGACGATGTTGACAAATTTGACGTTGCCTTGGGAGGAAAACTTAAACATTGGGCCGACTGCTATCCCTTTATCGGAGAAGCGAAAGGATCCTCCGTCAAAATTAGACCGCAAAAGCTTTTTGTCACTTCGCAGTATAAGATTGAAGAAATCTGGAACGACAGAGAAACTTTAGAAGCCTTGGAGAGACGATTTGTTATTTTAGAAAAAATTATTAATGTTCCCCTCGACCTGCTTAGGGTTTAGGGTTTTTAGAATTAGGGTTTTAGGGTTTT